AAATGATCAAAGATTGGATCGAGAATCGTTTAAAACAACGTTCAACCGTTGATGGAATACTTATGGTTGCAGCAGGTGCAGCAATCATTGTTTTTTCACCATTAACTAAATTAATTGCATATGGCGCAATTGCATATGGAGCATATACAATTTGGCGTCAGAGCTAGACAAATTAATATATGATTCTAAAATAAATCATGACAAAAAATTAATACATATTTTTACACCAAAGTGTGGCGGTTCGTCCGTCACACAATGGTTGTATGATTTAGATCCTAAATCAACTTGGTCTAAATTTCCACAGCTTGCTAAATCTATACCACCTGGTTATACATCTTTCGCAACAATACGGTCTCCAATACCTTGGGTTGTAAGTGGATACAGAATGTTTAAATCAAGATATAACTTACCTTTTGATTTTGAAACTCATTGCGAAATGATCATAAATCCGTTGCCATTAATAAGGAATGAATATAAAAATAGAAAACAGGATCCTGAAAATGGTGTTCCGTGGGGAAGTTATTGGTGGCACTGCGGAATAACTCCTGATACACATTTATTACCATCTACATATACGTTTAAACTAGAAAAGATAAGCTCTTTACAAAACTGGATGCGTAGATTTTATTCAAATGCATTAGATGTTCCTTTTGTACACACAAACAAATCTGAAAAAATACCAGTGCAAATGACTAGGACTACTCAGGAACTTATCAAAAGAAAAATGCATTATTATGCTGATAGATTTGACTATGGCTGGAACACATGAAAATAGCAACCTTTGGGTGTAGTTATACAAACTACATATATCCTACTTATGCAGATATTCTAGCACAAGAACACGAAGTAAAAAACTTTGGATGGAGTGGTAGTGGCAATGACAAAATTTGGTATCTGCTACACAAAAAAATTGATGAAATAAAAGATCATTTTGTAATTGTACAATGGAGTTCGTGCAATAGATTTGATTATCTTAAAGGTGCTAAATGGCTAGGCGGTGATGGTAGCATTTTTTTTGACAAAACACATTGGCCTTTAGTAAAAGATTTTTTTAATGAATCCTACGAATTAGGTAAACTACACAATTATTTAAGAAGCACACGAGCACTATTTCCAAATTCTTTGCAAATGTCAATGAATAAAATACAATCAAAATATATAGATGTAAATGATTTATTCGGTACATATAAAGGAACATACAAGTTTAAAGGTGATATAGACTGGCATCCTAATTTATTACAACATTTAAAAATTGCCAAAAGTATTGCTCCAGTATCATATGATACAGAGTTAAAAGTGAAAAACTTGCATAATAAGCTGCAAGATGAAGGTTTACACAATGACAATACTATTACAATTTGCTAATAGGAATACTAGAGCTTGCTTTCATTTGCCAAACTTTTTTAGCATTTACTCCTCTTTGTTGCGCAAAGCGTTTTGCATCGCAATTGTCGCAAACATGGAAATAATTATTGTTTAGTCTTTTAGGATCCATACTACCTCGAGGGCGAGTAAATTCTGTATCGCAAGCATCACAACGTAATACAACCATAGTTTTTTTACGATTGTATGTGTGTTGCTTGCCTAACTTACTTCGGCGCATATGCCAAGTGTCAATTGAATATTCTTTAATGTACATAACACTATTTACATTAAGATTATAAAAAGCAACGATAAATATTAGAAAGGAACACTATGAGTATACTAACTTTAACACCATCAGCAGAAGCACAAATTGATTTACTTTGTAATGAAAATGAATGTTATGGAATCAGTCTTAATATAAAAGGCGGAGGATGTGCAGGCTTTGAATATGATTGGGGCACAATTGCATCGCCTATGGATTTAGAAGACGGCGATGAAGTTGTAAAAACAGCAAATGGTTGTGCATTTGTAGTAGGTTCGCATAGTTTAATGTTTCTCATAGGAACAGAAGTTGATTATGTAAAAAGTTTAGTTGGCGCTAACTTTGAAATACGCAATCCTAATGCACAAAGTTCATGCGGTTGCGGAGTAAGTGTTAACTTTGATATGGACAATTTAGTACCAGAGTGGTAAAGGAAAAAGTAAATGGCAAGACAAGAAATTGATATTGGTGTAGAGGGTAATGACGGCACAGGCGATAGTATTCGTGAGTCATTTAAAAAAGTCAATACAAACTTTCAAGAATTGTATGCAGTATTCGGTTTAGGTGGATCTATTAGTTTTAAAAACTTAGACGATACACCTGACTCTTATCTAGCAAATCAATTTGCAGTAACCGCAATTAATAGCACTGAAACACAAATCCAATTTTATAAATTTGTAAGTGACAGCGGTCTCAATAACAATGACAAATCTTCGCCATCTGAAACAACCAATAGTGTATTTGTTGAATTTGATGATGTAGATCCAGCAACACCTGATCTAAGTGGTACAATCAAAATTAGTATTGTTGATCCACACATTAACAGAGATCCAGATCCAAACTTAACTGCACCGTTGAACATGGAAGCACCTATTGCTTATAGTTCAGTAGTCAATACTAAACTTAGGAACACAGGCGCTGGAGATAACATTAACACTCTAGTGACCGAATGGGAAAACGTGCATACAGGTGCACCAGCAATAGCAGTAGACAACCTAGTTATTTCAAAAGGTTATGCAGATGATACATATGTAAATGTCTCAGGGGACACAATGACTGGTGCATTATCAGTACCATCAGGTGCAACCGGAGCACAAGTACCGCAAACACAAGAAGTTATTACAAGAGCAGGTAGCGTAGCAAACAGAACAATGTTGGATGAATTGTATCTTAATGATCATCCATATCCGCTTGCAGGCGCAGGTACACCAAATGGTCCAGACGACTTGCTTGCTGTTTCAAAGTTATATGTAGATACGCAAGGTTTTAGTAGTAGCACGAACTTGTATGTTGCAACAACAGGTGATGATGCGCAAACTCTAACACCTGCAGGACAAGAAGGGCGCTCACCTCAATATGCATACAAAAGTGTTAGCAAGGCTATGCAAAGAGCAACACAAATTATTGAAGCTACACCTATCGAACCAGGTCCGTATATTCAAGTTGTTACACATTCGCAAAAGAAATTTAATAGTACAATTTTATCAACAGCAGGATTTACTGCAAGTATTGCAACAGCAGATGTAGCAAGTAATACTGCAATTGATAACATTGAAGTTGCACAAGAAGCTGTTGTTGATTATTTGACAGCAACTTATCCTGATTTTATATATGATAAAATAATTTGTCAACGTGATGCTAAACTTATGATTGATAGTGTGCGTTTAGATGTTCAGCAAGGTTTATCTGCAAACTATTTGACTAGATGGGCAGCAATAAGATACAATGCAAGTCCTAGTGCAATTAAAGCAAGAACATTACAACTTACACAAACCGTAGAAAGCATTGGTATAATTAAAACAACTATTGTAGATGCATTTAATGCATTGAACACTGCCACTCCTGGAAGTATTTCTGCAAGTGTTATTACCGCATATCAAAATCGTTTCGATGAAATTATTTCTATACTTAATAACGGAGGAGATATTCCAGGTGCAATTACACAAAACGATGGTACAGAATACGTATTTAATTTTGACAACGGTAATAACTCTGCTGTTGACCAAGGTGTTGTTGGTAACCCAGATTTGCGTGAAGGTAAAGTCATTGTTGGTAGAACAAGTGGTGCAAAAGGTATTATTACAGATTATGTACGTAACCAAGATGTTGGTATAAGTGATAGAGTTAGTATTCAACTACTTGAACCAATTGAATTCCAAATTGGTGAAGAATTAGAATTTGGCGCAAGAACTAGAAGTAACCAAATTACGGTAAGAGTTGAAAGTGGAATTTATTTTGAACATCTACCAATCAAACTACCAGAAAACGTAAGTATCAAAGGTGATGAATTTAGACGAGTTGTAATTAGGCCAAAACCAGGAGTATCACAATCTCCATGGGCACCTACATATTTCTATAGAGACATTAACGTAGATGGTTTAATAGCAGCATACTCTCCAATAGCAACAATAAACAATGTGAGTGGAGCAGATGTAAGTCGTGCAGCTGGTACATACGCAATCGGTGCAGATGATTGGTCTAGCCCAGGTATTGGCCAAGACGCAACATTTAGTGTTGTTGTGGACGGATCAGGTGCAGCAACCGTTACCGTTACAAATGCAGGTGATGGATTTATTCAAGGCGAAACAATTACAATCAATGATAGTGATTTGGGTGCAGGCGGTGGAGCAAATTTAACATTTGATGTTGCTACAACAGGAGGTGGATATAACTTTACACATCCAATCACAGGAATACAAGGTAAGTACGGTCGTCATTATATGACAGATCCTAGCGAAGATATTCAAATCGGTACTGATGCATCTAGTAATCCTGGCAACTTTGATGATGCAGCAAGATTAATTGAATTGAACAAAGATTTTCTTGTTGAAGAAACTATTGCTTTTGTAAATGATACTTATCCTGCTCCTGGATTTACATACAATGAAGCCAAATGTAGACGTGATACAAGACTAATTATAGACGGCATTGTAAACGACTTGAGAATTGGCGGTAGAGAAAACACCTTGACTAATCAAGGTGCATACTATGCAGGTGCAGTCAGTGGACAAGAAACTGAAACAGAAGCAGCAATTTTACATTTAAAACCAGTTATTACAAATATCTTAGCAAACGATAGTGGTAATGGTTTTGTAGTAACTACAGGAAATACCGAACCTCAAGTATTTGATGAAGATTATGCAGCAGAAACAAACGCTGAAACAAACGCACTTGAACTAGTTGATTGTGTGGCTTTTGCATTTGATCCTGCTTACAATCCTCCATTAAACAACAGCGAAATGGATGTGTTCTTGTGTAATGATGGTACTATTGTAAGAAACATTACCGTGCAAAGACATGGTGGATTTATGATGGTACTAGATCCAGAAGGTCAAATCCTAACACGATCTCCTTATTGCCAAACAGGCACAAGTTTCTCACAATCTAAAGGTGTAGCAAGAAGTTTTGCTGGAGGTTTGTTTATTGATGGTTATGCATCTAATATGCCTGCAGATATCATTGGAAAAACTGATAACTTTAATTTACAAGTGCAATCACCAAATGGTGAGGGTTTATATATTAGAAAACCAGAAACACCATTTCCGTTTTTCAAAGATGGCGCACGTTACCAAGTAAATGTTATTAAAGATTGGGATCAAGCAACAGGTACAGCAACGCTTGTACTAGACGAAACAAGTAATCCTAGTAGTGTGTTTACAAGAAATATTACAAGTATAACAAATGCAGATCCAGCAGTGATTACAACTACCGTGGCACATGGATTAGTAGATGGCGATGCTATTACTATTACCGGTGTATCTGGAATGACTGATGTTAATGGTAATACATATTATGTTAATGCTCCGACTACAACTACATTACAACTTTATATCGATGAAGATAGAACAGCATCAGTGGATTCTACAGGTTTTGGAACCCATACAGCAGATACAGGTATAGTTAGAGCACTGGCAACTGGTAGAGGTTATACTGCAACAATACCAGGTGTACCGCCCTATGATAGCATATTCTTGCAAAGTGGTGGTAACCGATCGATGCTTGCGAACGACTTTACTCAAATTAACGACCTAGGTTACGGTGCATTGCTTACAAACAATGCACTTGCAGAACTTGTTAGTATGTTTACATACTATTGTCATACTGGTTATATGGCTGATAAAGGTTCCCAAATCCGCAGTTTGAGTGGTAACAACTCTTATGGATTCTATGGTCTTGTTGCAGCAGGTGCTGATCCAGATGAGATTCCAACTGATGTGACTCTTGCCGATGACATGGTATTTCCTGCAAAGGTATTTAGATCTGCAGGATATTTAGACTTTGCCAGCGCAACACCAGGTACCGTGGTAGCTGATCAATTATTATCACAAGGTGCAATCAACGCAAGTATTACAAGCACCAGTACAACCAACCCAGTGCGTGTAACTGCTACAGCACACGGATTATCAAGCAATGATGTTGTAACAATAAGCAGTGTAACAGGTATGATTGAGTTAAATGGTAGAACATTCTATATAAGTGTAATTGATGCCAATAACTTTGATTTGTATATCGATAGTGGTTTGACAAATGGTGAAGACGGAACAGCTTACTCTGCAGGTACAGGCGGCCTAGCAAGTAAATCAGCAACTGCAACTGCTAAAATTAGTTTTAAAGGTGAAGGAAATAAAAGACTTTACTTGTATGATATAACAGGTACGTTTAATACAACTGAAACCTGTACAACTCCAACTGGTTCAGCAGGCATACCTAGTAGTTTTACATCTCAAGAATATGATGCAGACACAGGTGCACTCAAAGTTTTTGCATATGACTTGTCTGGTTATCCATTGAATGTTAGTGAAGCGGAAATTTATCATGGAAGTGGGTTGTATCAGCCTTATGAAATTACTAATGCAAATGGTGAAGATTTTAGACTAGGTTCTTACAGCTTTGATGCCACCGATTATGCAACCGTTGTTACAGGCGGAACTGCTACACCTAGTACAAATGCTCAACTTACAATCACTAAAACTCGTACAGACGGCTATGGTGTAATTGTAGACGATGGTGGCGGCGGATATGCACAAGGCGAAACTATTGTTATCGATGGACAATACCTAGGCGGTGCTACAAGCACAAATGATGTCACAATTACTATTGATAGTGTATCAAGTGGTGCAATTGTTACAGCAAGTGTAACAACAGGCGTAGCACAATTAGATGATAGTACACCTATTATTGATGGTAAGGTTTGGACGTTTAACTTAGGCACAGGTATCGAAGGTACGGCCGAAAATGGATTACAAGAAGCTACATTACACGATAATAGAATTGTTGTAAGACATAAACAAAACTTTGTTTTAGACAACTTCCCAGAAGAAGAGCTACCTGTTAGACCAAGTACAGCCTTTGTATTTACAGATGATACTACAGATTACACTTATAGAACAATTGCATTCACCACTACAATTACAGGGGGTGTGAATGCAACTGGAGATCAAAAAGTTGTAACATTTGATGCAAACTTTAGATATATAGATCTAGTTGTTGATAGTGCAATTTGTGGTGTAACTGAAGTTTTCTTTAACAGCAATTCTACCGTTGATCCTAACTATACAGATATTGTAGGGACTGCATCAGCACCTGCACCAAGTTCTTTAATTACACTTGGTAACACAGCGGCAACAACTTCAACAGATGGTAGTAGATTTATTGCAATAAGCCCGCTTGATAGCACAGATCAAGCAAGAATTGCAGGCGGCGAAATGCTTGTTTCATGGGGCGGTAAAACTTATACAATTGATGCATATGCTGAATATGATTTCAGTGGTGCTACTCATGCAAGTTTTGGAAACGTAACACGTACGGTTGGTATAATAGAAATTACAGAAGTTGCTAATAGTGATATCAACTTTCCACAATTGTCAGGTAGTGTATACGGCGGCTTAGGTGCAGCTCTTTATACAGGTACAAACGGCGCAGGTATAACATTAAAAGGTGGCTTAGCAGGTGGCGAAGAAGCAGAAATTACCGTTAACATCAGTACATGTCGTGCAACCGGTCATGATATGCTGGACATCGGTGTTGGTGGATTTAATACTGCAAACTATCCAGAACGTATTTACGGTCAGCCGTTTGGTTATGAAGCAGTGTCTACTAACGATGCTATTGACAGCACTGGCAATAAATCAGCGGCACAAACACAAGAAAGAAACAAAGGTCGTGTGTTTAGTGTTTTAACTGACCAAGATGGTTTCTTCCGTGTAGGTAGATTCTTTACGGTTGACCAAGGTACTGGTGCTGTTACATTTAACGCTGCACTTGTTCTTACAAATATTGACGGTATCGGATTTAAACGAGGTGTACGTGTAAATGAATTCTCAAATGATGATACTTTTACAGATGCAAAAGGTGATGCAGTACCAACACAAACAGCAGTTGAAGGTTATATCAATGCACGTTTAGGCTTTGATAGAGACGGAGCAACTGGTGTAAGCACAATTGGTCCCGGAGTTATGAGCTTAGGCGGACCTGGTTATAGTGAAACACCAATGAACGGTAACCTTAATGTTGGTAGCAACAGAGTTATAAATGTTACAGATCCACTTGCTTTAAGTGATGCAGCAACTAAAAACTATGTTGATAATAAAACTGATGAATTAAATGATATTGGTGACGTAACTATCACAGGTGCAGGTAACACTATTCAAGCACAAATTTTAGGCTTTACTGGTCAAGGTTCAGTAACTGATCAACTCAGTGAAAATATGGCAGTAACTGGTGATATTGGTTTGACATATGATCCACTTACTCCTAACACATTAACAGCAGCTATTTCATCAGGTGTGATTGTCAACGGCGATGTAAGCACAACAGCAGCTATAGATCAAAGCAAACTGAACATGACTATAGCAACAGCAACAGCAGCAGCACCTACAGGTGATGCAGCAGCTATACAAGCAGCAAGCGGCTTAGCAAGTTTTGATAGTGCAAACTTTGAAATTACAGACGGATGGGTTGGAATCAAAGCAAACGGTGTTAGTAATGCAGAACTAGCTAACAGCAGTATTACTATTGGTAGTACAAGTATTAGTCTTGGTGGTACTGCAACAAGTATTGCTGATATGACAGGCATTGATTTTGCAAGTGGTGTGCTAGGTGGTACATTTACAATTAACTTAGATGACGGTGCTAACACGGTGTTCTCTGTTGATTCATCTGGTAACATCTTAGGCCCTGCAAACACAAGCGGTGATGCAACAGGAGATAACGCTGTTAGCATAGGTGGAAGTTTAAATCGTTATAATACGGTTTGGGCAACTACATTTAATGGTGAAGCAACTAGTGCATTATATGCTGACCTTGCTGAAAATTATTTAGGGGATGCTGATTATGAGCCAGGTACCGTTCTAGTATTTGGTGGCGAACAAGAAGTAACCGTATGCACTGCAAAAGGTCAAACTAGTGTAGCAGGTGTTGTAACTACAAATCCAGCGCACCTAATGAATAGCGCATTAGAAGGCGATAATGTTATAGGATTAGCACTACAAGGTAGAGTGCCGTGTAAGGTTATAGGTCGGGTGCAAAAAGGTGATATGCTTGTAACTAGTGCCGTTCCGGGTTATGCAATAGTAAACAACTCTCCAGGCGTTGGACAAGTAATAGGTAAAGCAGTCGGTGTCAAAGATCACGAAGACCGCGGTATAGTTGAAGTAGTGGTAGGGAGAGTATAATGGCACAAAAAATAATTAATGTTGGAACAAAAGCAAATAGCGGAGGGGGTGATCCTCTCCGCGATGCAATGATTAAAATTAATGAAAACTTTACAGAGGTTTATGCTGACATAGCAGCATTAGAAGATGGCAATGTTACAACTGATATAAAAGGTAGTGTGTTTGCCGACGATAGTACATTACTTGTTGATGCTGTGAATGGCACTATTCCAGCAAGTGTTATAAGTGGAAGTTTAGATTTATCTGGATCGTCAATAGCCTTTGCCAGCATTACTAGTACTCCAACTACATTAGCAGGATATGGCATTACAGATGCTCTTTCTT